TACACTGAAATAGAGAAAGATGATGGTGAAACAGCTGTTGTTAAAGCTGAGGACTAATGACTAACGTAATAAGAAAAATCAGTATAGGTGCTGATTATAAAAGCGATGCTATGCACTACTCTGTTGGACAAAGTGTCTATGGTGGTCATGAAATTGCCTATATAACTCAAGACCAGAAAGATAATTCTTATAATATTCACATAAAGAAAAACAATGAGGTATTGCCGTGGAAGAAGTTTAATTCTAACATGGCTATATCCATTGAATATGATTTAGAGTATTAATGAAAAGCCTATATGATTTCATAGTAAAACCTTTGGGAGATACTTATGAAAATAAAAAAACAATAGGTGACAAGGAACTTATATTAAATACTAAAATTGAAAGTTTTAAATTTGTAAATAACGTAGCGGAAGTTATAGAAACTCCAGCTGCTTATGAAACTATTATAAAAAAAGGAGATTTAGTATTGATACATCATAATGTTTTTAGAACTTTTTATAGCATGCAAGGTGTAAAGAAAAAATCAAGATCTTACTTTAAAGATGATTTGTTTTTTTGTGCTCTTGATCAAATATACTTATGTAAAAATAAGAATAAATGGAAAGCTGTAAACAATAGGTGTTTTGTTAAACCTTTAAAATCTAAAGACAAATTAACAACAAATAAAGAACAACACCTAATTGGTATACTTAAAATAGGTAATAGTTCTTTAGAAGCGCTAGGAATAAACGAGGGAGACTGTGTTGGTTATACTCCTTATGGGGAATATGATTTTAATGTAGAAAACGAGCGTTTATATTGTATGAAATCTAATGATATTGTAATTAAATATGGAAATAAAGAAAACCAAGAAGAGTATAATCCAAGCTGGGCAAATAGCGGTTGAAGAATTAATTAAAGTCGCTAAAGAGCCCATTATAGATTTTGGCCCTGACATTTCTGCAGATAGACTTAAAAACGCTGCGGCTACTAAAAAGTTAGCTATATTTGATGCCTTTGAGATATTACAAAGAATACAAGAAGAAGAAAATATTATAAACGAAAAACCAAAAGAAGTTAAAGAAGAAAAAGCTTTTAAAGGTTTTGCAGAAGGAAGATCTAAATAATGTATACGCAAAATCTTTTTACTGTTGTTGAAGACCACATAAAACCTAAAGTTCTAAAAAGAATGAATAGGTATAACAAGTGGGAGTATGGTTATAATGAAGAATATGATATAGTTGTTATATCTAAAACAGGAAAAATAGGTGAAATATATAAAATACAAAACTTATATATAGGATTACCTGAAGTTCCTAAAGATGTTGTTAAGTTTAAAAATAACAAATGGAATAGAGAAACATTACCAGTTGCTTTCAAAAAAATCAAAACAATTTTTGATTGGGAAGAATACCCAGTTGATTTTAAAGAAAAATGGTATGATTACATTGATAAAGAATTTACTAGAAGAGAACAAGGTTTTTGGTTCTATAATAAGAGCGTGGCTACTTACCTTACTGGTACTCACTATATGTACTTGCAGTGGTCCAAGATTGATGTTGGGAAGCCAGACTTTAGAGAAGCAAACAGATTATTCTTTATATTCTGGGAAGCTTGCAAAGCAGACATCAGGTGCTATGGAATGTGCTATCTTAAAAATCGTAGATCAGGATTTTCATTTATGGCATCAGGAGAAGTTGTTAATCTCGCAACTATTAATTCCGACTCACGGTACGGAATACTGTCCAAATCTGGGGCCGACGCAAAGACAATGTTTACCGATAAAGTCGTTCCAATATCAGTTAACTATCCATTCTTTTTCAAACCTATACAAGACGGTATGGATCGTCCAAAGACAGAACTTGCTTACAGAGTACCAGCATCTAAATTTACTCGTAGAAAACTTATCGCCAATGAAACTGCAGCCGACCTTGAGGGACTTGACACCACTATTGATTGGAAAAATACCGGCGACAACGCTTACGATGGTGAAAAACTAAAACTATTAGTTCACGATGAATCTGGAAAATGGGAAAGGCCTAATAATATTCTTAATAACTGGAGAGTTACGAAAACCACCCTTAGATTAGGTAGTAGAATTATTGGTAAGTGTATGATGGGATCAACATCTAATGCTTTAGATAAAGGAGGTGATAACTTCAAGAAATTATACTATGATTCAGATGTTACAGAAAGAAACGCCAATGGACAGACTCGCAGCGGACTCTATTCTTTGTTCATACCTATGGAATGGAACTACGAAGGATACATTGATTCTTATGGCGTACCTGTATTCGACACACCAAAGAAACCGGTTGAAGACCCTCACGGAGTAAAAATAAAACAAGGTGTAATAGAATATTGGCAAAATGAAGTTGATGGTTTAAAGCAAGATCAAGACGCTTTAAATGAATTTTATAGACAATTTCCAAGAACTGAAGAACACGCTTTCAGAGACGAAGCTAAATCTTCGTTATTTAATTTAACTAAGATTTATGAGCAAATAGATTACAATGGTGATGTTGGTAAAACAAAGCTAGTAACAAGAGGAGATTTTTACTGGGAAAACGGAATAAAAGATACACGAGTTCTTTTTGCGCCTAAAAATAATGGTAAATTTTATTTATCATGGGTGCCAGATGTTAGTCAACAAAATAAGATTATAATTAAAAGAGGTATAAAATACCCAGCTAACGAACATATGGGCGCTTTTGGATGTGACTCTTATGACATATCAGGAACAGTAGATGGTAGAGGTTCTAATGGATCTTTGCACGGTTTAACTAAGTTTAGCATGGAAAATGCCCCTGCAAATCATTTCTTTTTAGAATATATAGCAAGACCTCAAACCGCTGAAATGTTTTTTGAAGATGTTTTAATGGCGTGTATTTTTTATGGCATGCCTATACTAGCAGAAAATAACAAACCTAGATTACTGTATCATTTTAAAAGAAGAGGTTACAGAGGTTTTGCAATGAATAGACCAGATAAATTAAAACTATCTATTACAGAAAGAGAGATAGGTGGAATACCTAATTCATCAGAAGATATTAAGCAAGCTCACGCAGCTGCTATAGAATCATATATAGAAGATTTTGTAGGTTTAAAACAAAATGGAACATACGGAGATATTTACTTTCAAAGAACATTAAACGATTGGTCTAAATTTAATATAAATAACAGAACAAAACACGATGCTTCTATAAGTTCTGGCTTAGCAATAATGGCCTGCAATAAAAATAAATATAGACCCATACCTACAATTACAAGAAAAACTTATGATCTTGGTTTTAAAAGATATAATAATAAAGGAACAATGTCAAAAATAATTGAATAAATGAAAATGTACACTAACTCAAATAGCGCCTTTCCTAGTCAGGTAGTACCGGATTATGAAAAAGCTTCGTTAGAATATGGTTCACAAGTGGCGCAAGCTATTGAGACAGAGTGGTTTAATCAAGGCCGAACTAATGGTAATAGATATCTTACTAGTTTTAATAATTTTCATCATTTAAGATTATATGCTAGAGGTGAACAACCTGTTCAAAAATACAAAGACGAACTATCAATAAACGGTGACTTAAGCTACTTAAATCTAGACTGGAAACCAGTTCCTATATTATCTAAGTTTGTTGATATTGTTGTAAACGGTATATCTAGTAAAGAATACGATATAAAAGCTTATTCTCAAGATCCTGCTTCTGTAAAGAAAAGAACTATGTATGCAACTGCTGTTGCGGAAGATATGTTTGCTAAGGAACAAATGCAAGCTGCAGAAGATCTACTAGGAGTTCAATTACAAAGAACTAGTATTCCTCCAACAGATTTACCAGAAACAAAAGAAGAATTAGAATTACATTTACAGTTAAGTTATAAGCAAGCTATTGAAATAGCGGAAGAAGAAGCTATAACACAGACTTTAGCTAAAAATAAATGGGAGCTTACTAAAAGAAGATTAAATGAAGACCTTGTTGTATGCGGAATAGCGTGTGCGAAAACTAATTTCAATGTAGCTAATGGTATAACTTTAGACTACGTTGATCCTTCTTATTTAGTATATTCTTATACGGAAGATCCTAATTTTCAAGACATATACTATGTCGGTGAAGTTAAATCAATAACTATACCAGAGCTTAAAAAACAGTTTCCTAATATTCCAGAAGAAGAATTACAAAGAATTCAAGAAATGCCTGGTAACAGGCAGTATATAACCGGATGGGGTAACTATGACAACAATACGGTTCAAGTAATGTATTTTGAATATAAAACTTACATGAATCAAGTTTTTAAATTAAAAAGAACTGAAAACGGTTTAGAGAAAATAATAGAAAAAACAGATGAATTTAATCCTCCACCAAATGATGGGTTTGAAAGAGTCGGTAGAAGTATAGAAGTATTATACACTGGAGCTAAAGTGTTAGGAACAAACACAATACTTAAGTGGGAGCTAGCAGAAAATATGACAAGACCAGCTGCTGATACTACTAAAGTAGAAATGAATTATTCTATAGTTGCACCAAGAATGTACAAAGGTAGAATAGAATCTATTGTAAGTAGATGTACAGGTTTTGCAGACATGATACAATTGACGCATTTAAAAATGCAGCAAGTACTAGCTAGAATGGTTCCAGATGGTGTGTTCTTAGATATGGACGGTCTAGCAGAAGTTGATCTTGGCAATGGCACAAACTATAACCCAGCAGAAGCATTAAACATGTATTTCCAAACTGGTTCTATTGTTGGTAGATCACTCACACAAGATGGTGATCCTAATAGAGGCAAAGTACCTATTCAAGAATTACAGTCATCTGCTGGTGGTCAAAAATTAGCAGCTTTAATACAAACGTATCAATATTATTTACAAATGATACGTGATGTCACGGGTCTTAACGAGGCTAGAGATGGTAGTTTACCTGATAAAGACGCTTTAGTAGGTCTTGCTAAAATGGCAGCTAATCAATCTAATATAGCTACAAAACATATAAATCAAGGTAGCTTATATATTGCTTTAAAAATATGTGAAAACATATCTTTAAAACTAGCAGATGCTTTAAGTTATCCTTTAACAGCTAATGCTTTAATAGAAGGTATATCTATATATAATGTAGAAACATTAAGAGAGATATCTAATTTAAACTTACATGACTTTGGTATATTCTTAGAACTAGAACCTGACGATGAAGAGAAAGCTCAGCTAGAACAAAACATCCAAGTTGCTTTGCAGTCTGGAGGTATTGACTTAGAAGACGCTATAGATATTCGTCAAATTAAAAATCTAAAACTAGCAAATCAATTACTAAAACAAAAACGTAAAAAGAAATTAGCTAGAGAAAGAGCAAATCAAGAGAGAATGATAGCTGCTCAAGGTGAAGCCGCCGCTAAAACAGCAGAGCAAACTGCATTAGCAGAAACTCAAAAACAAGCAGCATTAACTCAACAAAAAGTTAGTATAGAGCAAGCTAAGTCTCAATTTGAAATAAGTAGAATGGAAACTGAAATGCAGATAAAAGCTAAATTAATGCAGCAAGAGTATGGTTATCAATTTCAATTAGCTCAAATAAAAACAGGAGCTGAAGGTTCTAAAGAAAAAGATATTGAAGATCGTAAAGATAAAAGATTAAAAATGCAAGGTACTCAACAGAGTAAATTGATACAGCAGAGACAAAATGACTCTAACCCTGTTGATTTTGAAAATACAGGAGAAAACAACCTAGGATTTAACATAGAAGAGTTAATGCCTAAAGTTTAATTATTTAATTATTTAATTATATTATATTATGTCAGAAAACACAACGACTCAAGAAGTCAAACAAGAAGGTGATTTTAAAATTAAAAAAAATAAAACACCAAAAAACTTAGGACACCTTAGTGGTAATGATCCTGTAAAAGTAGATTTAACAAAACCAGAAGCAACAGGTGAAATTACGCCAGATGTTGTAAAGGTTGAAATACCAAAAGAAGATAATGCCATTCGTATCGGAGAAACAGGAAATGTTCCTGAAGAAAAACAAGCCGGAGATTTGGTTGAAGTGGACAAACAAATACAAGAGCCCAGCGAGGTTGTTGAAGAAGTCACCCCACTCCAAGAAATAACCGATGAAGAAGTTAAAGAGGTTAAACAAAAAGCTCAAGAGGCTGTAAGAGATCAACAGATCTTAGGAAAACCTTTACCGGAAAATGTAGAAAAACTAGTTTCTTTTATGGAGGAAACAGGTGGAAGCGTAGAAGACTACGTGGCATTAAACAAAGATTACTCTAAGCTTAATGGCTCAGAGGTTTTAAAAGAATATTATCTTAAATCCAAACCACACTTAGACTTAGAAGAAATAGCTTTCTTAATGGAAGATAATTTTAAGTATGATGAGGATGTAGATGAAGAGCGAGCTATACGTAAAAAGAAACTCGCTTATAAAGAAGAAGTTGCAAAAGCAAAACAATACTTAGAAAGTTCTAAGAGTAAATATTACGACGAGATCAAGTTGAGACCGGGCGTAACTCAAGAACAGCAAGAAGCGTTAAGCTTTTATGACCGATATAAAGAGCAGCAAGAAAAAGCTCAAGCACAACACGGTGATTTTAGAGATCGTACTAAAAGATTATTCAATAAAGAATTCAAAGGTTTTGATTTTAATGTGGGGGATAAGAAATTTAGATACGGTGTTAAAGACCCGGCTAAGGTAGGTGAAACTCAAGTGGATGTTCAGAATTTCGTAGGTAAGTATTTAGACAAAGACGGAAATATGACAGATCCAAGTGGGTATCACAAGGCTATGTACGCTGCAATGAATGCTGATAAACTAGCTCATCATTTTTATGAACAAGGAAAAGCTGATGGCATCAAAGGTGTTATTACAAATTCTAAAAATCCAGCACAAGACGGACCTAGGCAAGTTGCCGATGGAAATGTTTTCATAAATGGATTAAAAGTAAAGTCGATTAGTGGTTTAGATTCATCAAAATTAAAAATAAAAACAAAAAAGTTTAACTAATTAAAATTAAAATTATGGCTTTATCCCCACAGTTTGGAAGTTTAGTACCTTCTCAAACTCAACAATTACTTCAGCAGAACTATCTTACATTCGATGGTACTGCAGCTGGAAACCAAGGAAATTTTGCTCAGCAATATTTACCAGAGCTTTACGAAGCTGAAGTAGAAAGATACGGTAACAGAACGTTATCCGGATTTTTAAGAATGGTAGGCGCTGAAATGCCTATGACTTCTGATCAAGTAATTTGGTCTGAACAAAA